GGTGCGCAAGGGCCCCGTGGCGATCGTGGCCCCCGCTGCACCTACCGTGGCGATTACAGTGACGGTATAACCTACAACGGTAGCTCCTTGATAACGGATATTGTATCTATAAAGCAAAGCGATGGCACCCGCAAGTACTACGTGGCGAAGGTGAATGATAACGAGCCTACCTTCATCGATGTCAGCCCTAAGGCGTGGAACGGCTCCGCCTACTGGGACACCTTCGGGGCGAACTTCTCCAGCGTGGCGACCGATTTGCTGATGGCACGGAAGATAGCTGCCTCGGAGATTGATGTAGATAACCTCTACGTTACCAGTTTGGCTGCCGTGAGGGGGACGATAGGAGGATTTACCGTATCAAAAAACCAGATAAACTCGAACGTTTATGGCACGGAAGGTAACTATCAGCATTCGTTTTATATAGATTCTGGTAAAGGTGAGATCGGAATAGATGGATCTTCAATCGTGACGTATAAGTTGAGTGGAGGATATAAGTATGGGGACGATTCCGCATGCCTGTACATTCGAAGGGACTTGCAACATACCAAGATGGAGGGACCTAGGCATGCGATAACGGTAAAAGCAATTACGGCTAATGACGTAGATACCATGGTTGAGCTAGAATGTGAGTCATCGACACAGGATTCCATGACATTCTTACATTGTAAGCACGGCTCTAGGGATATACATGTAGGCACCAAATATTTCTCGAACGACTCTCCCGGAATTTGGAGGACCACCTTGAGGCTGGACTTGATGCCATCGGTGACGCAGGTAAATACGGAATCCACCTCCGGGACGAGGTATAATGTTAAGTGGGACTCCGCTACCGGACTTCTTTATATAGAATAACAAAAAAAATACGACAAAAGATGAAGATGAATTTGACATTGAAAGACAGGGCTATAATACTTCATATCGTATTACCCCAGTATGATACACGCAAGAATATTGGCTTGAAGATTTCTATCTCTGGGAAAATAGCGTTATCAATCGTAGAGCGTGATAGCATGATATACACCGAGCTAGGCGGAGGAGAATATTCGATCTCGTTCAAGGGAACGGATGCCATGACAGGTGTCAAGTCCTTTGATTTCACGGACGATGAGTTGTGGTACCTGAAACAGCGGGTGGATTACCTTGATCGGCAGGGGATGTTCTCCGCCGAGACGATCGGCTCTTATTCCAAGATACTCGACCAGCCTTTTTTCGGGGAGGAATACCAAGATAGATGGAACGAGCTAAAGGGAATAGATCCTATCGCTTAACGGGATATAAGCCTTTATCGGGGGCGGGCAAATGAAAGCCCCCGTATATATTAAAAGAAAACGAGATGAAAGGATTTGAGGAAGTTTTTATCGTTGCGTGGATAGTCTTCGGGCTGTACATGCTGGTGTTCATGGTCGTAGGCGCTGATCTGTGGAGCGGCGTGAGGAAGGCAAAGCGAAGGGGTGAGGTGAGATCGAGCTACGGTTTCAAGCGGACGGTTGACAAGTTGGCGAGGTATTACAACCTGCTCATAGCGTTGACTGTAGTTGACTGCATGCAGATGGGAGGTGTTTGGTACCTTGATGGCTACTACGGCTATCATATCCCGATCTTCCCTGTCATAACATTGATCGGCGCGATAGGGCTGGGCTGTATCGAGGTAAAAAGCATCTTCGAGAAAGCCGAGGACAAGGTAAGAAGCGATTACCAGCAAGTGTTGATGCTGGCCGGAGAGATCGCCAAGCACCGGACTGATCCGGAGGAGATAGCGAAAGCGGTTGTTGATTATATAAATAAGGGGAGTGGAAAATGAGAAATAGTAGTCTGCCCAGAGGGTTGAGAAACAACAACCCCGGGAACATCAGAAGGAACAGCGATGTCTTCCAAGGCGAGAAGACAAGCTCAGACAAAGAGTTCAAGCAATTTAAATCGATGGCATACGGGTATAGGGCGATCTTCAAGATCCTGTCTAACTATTACCGGAACTATAAGCTGGATACGATCCGTAAGATGATAGGAAGATGGGCTCCGGAAAACGAGAATGATACGGAGGCCTACATTAAGGCCGTGTCCGATTACGCCGGTATCCCTGCCGATGATCCGATCAATGTAAATGATCGTGAGCAAATGATCCGGATTGTGGCCGGGATGAGCAAGGTGGAGAATGGGAGAGAGGCTGATATGTCGGATGTGATAACGGGGTGGAGCTTGTTATGATATCCGATGAATTAGGGTTTTAACAATGGGTTCTTTGACAGGATGGGATAGCCAATAACAAATAATTTTTACATTTGTGATGTGAAAGTTATATGTTATGGAAGAAAATAAAAACTTAGGTGAAATAGTCATCTTTAATACAGATAGTGGTGATGTGAAAGTGCAAATAGATGCCATTAACGAAACTATTTGGATGACTCAAAAAGGAATGTCCGAATTGTTTGATGTTAGTGTATCGACAATAAGCAGGCATATTAAAAATATCTTTGAAGATGGTGAGCTTGAAGAAAAAGTGGTTGTTGCAAAAAATGCAATAACCACTGAGCATGGAGCTATTGACGGGAAAACTCAAACGAAGGAAGTGACGTTCTACAATCTTGATATGGTCATAGCCGTCGGTTACAGAGTTAACAGTAAACGTGCGACCCAGTTTCGTATTTGGGCTACAAAAACACTTCGTGAATATTTGGTAAAAGGTTATGTTCTTGATGATAATAGATTCATAAAAGGCCAGTCGTTGACTTATTTCAAGGAACTGTTAGATCGAATTCGGTCGATACGTATATCCGAAAGAGTGTTTTACCAGCAAATCAAGGATATCTATATGTTAAGTATAGACTACGATAAAAATGACCAGACAACACTTGATTTCTTTGCGTCCGTACAAAACAAGCTTCTTTGGGCGGTAAGTGGAAAAACAGCAGCGGAATTGATTTATTATAGGGCGAACGCAAAGTTACCGATGATGGGACTTACCTCTACGGAGAAAGAAGGTATTGTTAAGTCTTCAGATATTAATATCGGTAAGAACTACTTAACGAAAGATGAGCTTGACAACTTGAAATTAATAGTCGAGCAATACCTATCTTTCGCAGAGGCCCAAGCTATCAACCATATACCGATGAGGATGAAAGATTGGGAAGACAACCTTAATATTATCTTAACGATGAACCGTAAGAGCATCTTGACTGATTTAGGTAAAATATCAAAAGAACTGGCTAAGAAAAAGGCAAAGAACGAGTATGCTTTATATAAAGAGGCTCAAAAGGAGCAAGAATATTTGAATAGTATAAAAGAATTGGATAAGGATTTAAGGAGTCTAAGAAAAAAGAACCCTCCTAAATAGCATATAACTTTACATTTTATTGGAGAGTTTGGCGGCTATCCCATCATCATGGTTTAGTCGCCTTTTTCGTATCCGGGCGGCATCCAAATACGGGTACAATCAAATTTTTATAATAATGAAACCTAGATGCATTGTATTAATAATGGTAGGTATCCTCTCCCTGTTTGGGTGTCGAACCAAGATTCAACCTGTCGCTATCGAGAACCGTACCGACTCGATCTACATAGATAAGTTGGTACCTTACCCAATGCCAGCCGATAGCGCTTCCATACGTGCGTTGATGGAGTGTGATGAGCACGGCAAGGTTGTTCTCCGGTGGTTGGATATGGCGATCACGAAGAATGTTGAGCTTATGTTCGCCTTGGATAGTCTCGGTAACGTGATTGCCAACATGAGAGTTCCTAGGGATACATTATTTCTGCCTTCGAAAGAGATCTACGTGGATCGTAAGGTGGAGGTTCCGGTCCTTGTGGAAAAAGAGCTATCTTGTTGGGAGAAAATAAAGATTGAGGTAGGAGGGTGGGCGATAGGGATCTTATCTGGATTCTTGATAGTTAGTATTGGTTATGTGATTGTTTGGTTGATAAAGAAACGTAGATGAACTTTGTTTTGTTACTGTAATGTTTAGTGAAGCCACTTTACTTGTAAGAGTAGAGTGGCTGTCTTCTTACATAATCAGTAGCTAAAAATCTTGCGAAACATAACTGAAAGATGTTGAATATAAATATTTAATACTATATTAGCAAATTAATTTAATGTTGGTATATCATGGATCAAAAGGAATTAAAAGATTATTGTACTTCGTTAGTGAGTTTGAGTACATTAGAAGATTGTAAAATTGTGATCGAAAAGTTTTCTCGTTTTTTAATGGTTGTTGTAAATAAACATCATTATGAAGATATTCACAAACAGTCAGAAGCTGATTTGAAAGTAATTCTTCAGATGCTATTGTCAAAGACTCTGTATATAAATCAACTTCTTGACGGAATAGACTATAAGTGTGATGATTTTGTTTCTTGTAAATTGGGAGAGGATTGTTATGGCCATGAAACTTTTGCTTTAAACAGGATTATTGATCCTACAATTGTTGCTATGCAAGTTAGGGCTGTATTTGAAATGTTATGTACATTTGAAATAATATATTGTGTTCCTGATACAGATGAAAAAAAGGATATTATTTATTATTTGTTTCAGAATGAAGGATTAAGATATCAATCGAGATTATATTCAGGTGTAACAGATTCTAAGTTGATTGAGCAAAAAGATGAAGAACAGAAACAAATAGATGAAAATGTCTCATTTATAAAAAGTACACAAGTGTATAAGGAGTTAAGCTTAGAAAATCAGAAAAAAATAGATAAAATATTAAATGGGAAAGGTTACCGAGTAAATATCCAAGAAAAAAATGTTGAGACTGGTATTTCGTGGGAAAATATACCTGAATTATTTAATTTGAAACATTCTTTGTTAGATAATATATACACACACTTTTCTACTTATGCCCATCCTTCTTATATCTCTGTACGAAATTATGGAGTTATGTTTGATGTGGAAAATCCCAAGTTTTTAGAATTTGCAAAAATGGAAATTATGTTCTGTGTGACATTGTTGAGTATTTTTATTGGTGATTATATGAAAGTTTTTCCGGCTGTAAAGGAAATATATTTAACGATGGATACCGAAGATCAGATTATTCTTAATTTTTATAATAAGATGTTTAGAGGAGATGATTATTCATATTCAGAGGCCTGGAAAAGTTTGGACGATTAATTAGAGTTTCTTTAGTTTTCATTTTATAAGGGGGGGCGGAAGAAGCCCCCAGCCGTTAGTAAAATCTCTAACCTTCTTACTAATGCAAGCATGTGAGCTTAGGGACGAATGAAAAAGCTCTTCCATAGTTTACTCGCGTGTTTGTATTAGTTGAAAATTAGAGTCTACAAATATCAAAACAGTAATCTTCCTTCCTTCTTATCCATCACCGCATTGAAAACATTTTTATAGGTCTCATACAACTCCTTCCGGCTTTCCGGCCCCGGCCAATCGGCGAAAGATTCTCCGGCGAAGAATTTCCAAGCGAAGATCCGTTTGGCTTTTTCGGACAACCCTAACAGGTCGACCATATCCCGGATATCCTGCATACGTTCCCGGATATACTCGGTACGGTCAATACTATCATCGGGCTCATCAATAATGTTCAGTCTTCGCCAATCCACATTCTCATCTACCGGGATAGGCTTGTATTTATGTCGGTAGGGAGACGTGTCCGAGGTAACGTTCAGCTTTATCATTTGCAGGATATACCAGTCAAGTTCGGTATATTTACCTTGCTTGGCTTCCATAAGCCGGGAGAGGTGTTCCAGAGGCTTTTGAAGTAGCATACACATTACCTCGTTCAATACGTCAATAGCTTCACTACTCATTCCGGCAAGTGAGCAGTGATACTTAGCGTAATCCAGCCACCTGTCGTAACGTTTCTCAATATATTTATTCAATGCCTCACTTGCCATAGTTGTCTTTATTTGATATATTTGTTGCATGCTGTAATGGGGTGGCGCTGTGAGGCGCTGCCTTTTTATTTATTCTCTTTGTTAGTCTTTATCTCTCGCTATAAAAATGTTATCTTTAACCTTCTTTTTTATTCTTAGCCCAATCGATAATGTATTCAATACCTGCGTTGAATCCTTTGCTGTAACCATCTTTATATTCATGATTTGATATTCCATGATAGTAAGCCGAGCCGAAGCACAAGGCGAAACCAATGGCTATCAATACCATCCCTGTTCCAAAGTATGGATAAGCTAGGGATATATGGAATGGCTTGAACTGGATCGATATTCCAGACGTGAGAATGAATATTAGCGAGATCATTCCGATTATTAACAATGATATTTTAAGCATCTGAACCTCCTTTGTTTACATTGTGCGACATATTCTTTAATCTTGTTTGACTTTTATAATCCTTACATCCATAAGCGGCGAGATTAATGGCGTGCGTACCTATTCCTTGTCCGGAGAAGCATGGATAACGGATACATCTTACGCATTTCCTTCGTGGATATTTATTAGCGTCCTCCCGTTCTTTCAAGCGATTGATCCCTATGTATTCCTCTGCCATGATTATTCCTCCTCCTCGGTCTCGTCGAATATCCGGGCCATCATATCGACGATGTTTGTTTGTATATTGTCCTCCGCTCCAAGCACGGCGTTGCTTATATGCTTTTTCTCCTCGATGATCCTGTAGAGCTTCTGGTCGATGGTCTTGCGGCCAAGCAGGTAATAGCAATTTACTGAGTCCTTTTGACCGATACGATGCGCCCGGCTCTCGGCTTGGTCGCAATCTGCGTATGTCCACGGTAGCTCGATAAAAGCGACATTGCTTGACGCTGTCAACGTGATACCCGCCGCAGCAGCCTTGATGGAGCAGATGATGACGTCCGTCTTGGGATTCCGTTGGAAAGCGTCTATGGCCGCTTGCTTTTGTTGCATATCTTGCCGTCCGGTGACACACACCGCCGAGGGAAACGCCTGTAGGAGCCGGTCTACGATCTCATGCAGGTTGCAGAAGAGGATGATCTTCTTTCTGTTCTCCCGAAAATCCTTCACGAAATCGATCACCTCTCTCAACTTACCCCGGGCCGTTATGTCCTTCAATATGCCGATTCGTACCATGACCTCGCCTTTCAGCGATTTTTGTACCTTCTCATCGTCGGCCTCCTTGTATCGTCTCAGATAATCCACCAAGTCACGCTCGGCGTCTTGGTATTCCTTGCGGTTGGTGATCTCGCAGGTCACGATCTGCCGTACCTTGTCGGGTAATTGAGTCAGTACCTTGGATTTTTCCCTCCGGAAGAAACAATGCTTCCAGAGCATGAAATTGAGCTCTTTCAAGTTCGAGGCCCCGTGCGGCCCGGAGCAATAGCGGTTCGTGAAATATTTCCAGCCTCCGAGATCGTTCATCCGGTCCATGATAGCGAGTTGGCATATAAGGTCGTTGGGCTTGTTTACGACAGGGGTACCGGTCAACAGGATGATCCACTCTTTCCCGGCGGTGATACCTTTGCAAAACTTGCTTTGTTGGGTAGCCGTTGATTTTACCTTATGGGATTCGTCAATGATCACGCTCTTGAACAACTTGATCGTATTATGGAACTCTACGTCTTTCAGCGTCCATTTCTCCGATTTGTTGATTCGGCGTACGAAATACTTCCGTAGGCTCTCGTAGTTCACGATGAACACATGGTTCATGCCCGTTTGCCAGAAGAATGGCCATGAGGTTCGTACCGAATCGGTCAATACCATGGCTTTCTTGTCCGTGAACTTGTGCCATTCACGTTGCCAGTTGATCTTGACCGTATTGGGGCAGATAACGAGACAGGGGAAAGCGCCGGCCTTGTTGATTGTGGCGATACTCTCAAGTGTATTGTGCGTTACAATATAATTATTTGTCAGATACAAATGATCTGGAGCGGTTACGCTTATACATACGGAATCTTCCTCTCTAATATATTCGATAGACGAGATATACCGTGAACAATAGTTTGTTTTTTTGATGTCCCATTCGGCGGCTTTCCGTTCAAGGTAGAATGGGCAAATCTTGATCCTCACGTTTACTTGAAATTCCACGCCTTTACCCTCATTTCGCCTATCGTATCTGCGTATGATCGCCTGTCCTCCAAGGGAACGTACCAAAAGGGCAATATCACGCGCCATGCCATAGGAAAGAGTGCTGTAGGTGATCCTGTTTCTCTTTCCTGATCCATCCGTATCCATCAAACCGCGTAAGAGGTTGATGCGTTGCTCTACCGATCCGTGCATGTATTCGTATGGTATGAATTTCTCTACACTCGGTTTGTCTGCTTTGAGTCGTTTGATCTCTTGGTAAAATCGATTTTCGTGGACTGTCGGATTCTTTGTGATGTTGTATCGCGGGCATGTGGCGTAATCGTCCCGTACCAACAGCATGTCGCTGGGTAAGAGTTTTCTTACCCTGTCGGCAATAGCCGCATCCATGTCCGGTGTAGAGAAAGACAGGCGCCCATTGCCATTGCAAAGGTGGCCGTCTCCCAAAAGTACCCCCATGATGTAAGGATGAATGATGTATAATCTCTCCTTGTACTTCACAGGTTCACACATTGGGATTTCCCATTTCCGTCTTGTATGGTTATGGCCAAAACCTTTTAGGTTGTAGGTCACGCCGGAATCCATGATCTCCTGTGTTGTCTTGGTGATCCATCCTTTCCCCTTTCTTCTACGGTTGGCATCCCGGACACACCATAGATGCTCTGGGCCGCATTCACAGGATACGCCATCAGAGAACGTCACTTTGAACACGCGGCGTTCTTTTTGCGGGTACACGCCACTTACGGTATATACATTTCCGTCCCTGCCGAATATCTCGTCCCCAATTTGTAATTCTCCAATCCTCCTAAAACTGTTTGGAGTAGCCACGTAACTACTGACTGGTTGTTGTTTGCCGAGGCCCATGTCGTCCCCATTGATAAACCGTTTTAGTTGTAAGCCTCGTGCGATTCCTTGCAGTTGATAGGGGTAGGGTTGTATCTTTAGGCCATGATCCTCGTCCAACTCGGGCATGTCCGGTATTTGATAGGCTATGTCCTCGTCGGTCTTAGACTCGTTCCCTCCCCAGTTGACGGGTTCGAAGTGCCTCACGTAATAGGTGAGCTGGTCTAGCTCCGCCTTGCACTTATTGTTGGCCGGGATCATCCACGCTCCGGTAGACTTGTCCCACCAGCGGACGCTGACGGCTGTCTTTAGCTTGTCAACGACCTGCTGGCGGTACCTGTCAAACCTTACCGCGTAGCATTGTCCCTTTTCCGTGTTTTGTAAAGTGATTTGCATAACGGTTGTTTTTATTATTGGTTAGGCGAACTCGTCGAAGGCTTTCACCTCCTCGGCGATCTCCTTGATCTGCTCTTTTTTCTTCCGTCCCCGTTTCTTAGGCTTCTCTTCCTTCTCGCCCGTGATATCCGATTCCTCCGGGGTATCGAAATCGAAGGATTCTTGCTTGATGCCATATTTACCTTCGAACAGATAAGCGTCCACCTCGTAGCTACATCTACCGATGGCCTCTTTCAACTCGGCTCCGTAAAGGTACCCGTCGCCAGACTCGTCCTCGTATTTGGTGAATGGGACGGAGAGGTTAAGGATCTGCCCGCTCTTCAGGAGTTTTTGCGCTTGGATTGATACGCCGGCTGATTCATCATTACCGCCTTTGCTGTATCCGGTGACGATGATATTCTTTAGCTTCTCGTTCAAGTCATCGTCGGAGGGATTGGCGACATTGACCAATGTAGCCTCGTGCATCTCACAGATTTTCACTACGTGTGGCTTAAGCCGGTTCAATGCGTACAGTAGATCGGGGTGGATAAACTGCTCCGATTCCTTTAGGATGTTGTTCTTGTAGTTTGCTTCCACGAACTTTTCCGTGTACTCCGCCGTGAGCTGGTTGTTCTTGATCTTCACTTTCTGGATCTCGTACACGGGTTGCTCTTTTACTAATTCTTCCATGCTCTTTTAAAATTTAGGATTGTTATAACTCTGAGGCGCTAAGGCCATTTCAGCTTTCGCCTTGCTAATTATCGTGCGACACCATTCCAATTGGTGGGTCGCAGTCCGGTTCAATCTATCACACCAGTCGACTAGGTATTGCTCATCCTTGCACAGGCTGTCGATGATAGCGTTTACGGCCTTTGAGGTCGCTCCGGCCCGTGAAGCGGTTTCCCGTAATGTGTCGAATACTTCCGATTTCTTTTTCACGTTCAGGTGATATTTTGCGTCCGCTAACAGCTTCCCGGTTCGGGCGATATAGACGGCAAGGTCGTTTCCACGTAGGACAGCTTCTTGTACGTCTTCGCTCATTGTGATATTCAGGAAGGCATCTATGGCGGCCAGTTCCTTGGATATCTTGTCTGTCGGTGTGATATTGAGATTCATGATTTTTATTTTAAGATATAATCGTTGCCACAGTTGCCGCAATGATATACGTTGAATGTATCTCCCGTATGCGTCTGTAATTTCTTTACGAGTACGGAAGCTCCGCATATAGGGCATTTCTTTGCCAGCCTGCACTTTAGCCAGTCGATTAGGATTAAAACTAGACTCTTCATACTATTAGCTTATTAGCATCCACCACCGGAAGGCTAGTTCCTCGTATTTCTCTTTCCCTTTCCGGTAGCTCAGATCGTTCCGTCTGATGAAAGCCTTGAACACTTTTTGGTTCTTCTTGGAGATACCATAGATGAAATCTTGACGGCTTCCGGCGATATCCATATACCAGGCACGGGAACGATCCCAATCAAAGAAATCAATCGCCTCGTCAAACTGTTTCTGGGAACTGGCGAAGGTAGTTTTCAAGTCTCCGCCGAATCCGAATGTGGGAAGCCACCAGTCCCATTTGCAACGAGTGTCGAGCGTATATTCAAAGTTGCCGTATTGGAAACGTTGCCCCTTGTTTACCATGAACCGTTGCGTCTCCGCTTTAGCAAGCACTTGCGCCAATAAGGGATCGTGTCGGGCTTCCATACGGAGTGACTTGATCATGGCTTGTGCCAGTTCCCAATCTTCCCCGGAATACAATACGTCATCTACCGTATGTTTGTCATATCTTACCCGTTCGGGTTCTGTCAGCATCGCATCCACCAGACTCCCGAACTTGAACGCCTTCTCCTTATCCCCGTATTGCGTACGGGGATAGAGGAGGTTCTTTAGTTCTGTCAGGTCTGAGTTGCTGACCTCAGACCGTTGGTAATACGTATCTTGCATCTTCTTCCTTGAGTTTTAAGTATTCAATGACCGCGAAGTCAAATTCAAAATCGTAAGTGTTATCCATCAGCCACCGGAACCATTTGCGGCCCTCTTCCGTATCGAGGATCTTTTTTAGGTTACTCGGTGTACGCCTGTATTTCCCGAAGTTTATCCATGAGGACAGATATAGCTTTCTCATATCATTTGGCTATTACGTCATCGACATATCTCACGAAAGCGGACTGGATTCGCTCACCGTCCTTATTCACGACCTTCTCGCAGTAGGAGATCATCTTCTTGTGGATCTTCTCAAGATCCTCCATGCTCATGTTGATACCCTCACGCATGAACCACATCTGGTATACCTGCATGAATCCTTGTGGATTGGTGACTTGGATCTTTTTCTTGATCTTCGCCTTGGTAGGGGTAGGAGACATACTGGCGGCGCTGAAATCGAATGCTGCCTGTACTTCCGCGGTGGCTTTCTCTGCCTCCGCCTTGGCTCTCGCTTCCTCTTCCTTGCGCTTGCGTTCCAGTTCGGCCTTTTGACGTTCCTCCGCCTCTTTCCGTTTGCGCTCCTCCTCCAGCCGTGCCGTCTCGATTGCGTTGGTCTTGCGAATTTCCTCTTGCTCCTCCAGTTGTTTCCGGAGGGATGGGAGGCGGTCGACCAAGGATTGTTTCAGTCCCTCGATCTCGAAAGCGTATCGATCGGAATATTCTTTTTTCTTTAGGATGGCTATCTCGTTCTTGATCGCTTTGCGGGTCTCACCGTCCATATAGAATGTCTGTTTATTATCAACGACGTTTTTCACGAAATCCGTCCATGAGAAACCGGTGCTTGTTTGCGTGATCTGCCGGCATACGTCCCCATACGTGGCTAGGGAGGCACGATTGAAAATCCCGTTCAAGGCGTTGATATGCTTCTCGACGTAGGCGGCGTACGTGGTATCAAGCAAGACCGTTATGTCGGCCCGGTATTGGGCTTTCTCGTTCTCCGCCAACTGTTTTTGCCGGGCCTCTTCCTCACGGCGTTTTTGCTCTTCCAGCTTCTTGGCGGCGTATTTGTTACGCTCCATCTGTAGCAGATAAGGGATGGTTCCCTTGGATTTGGCGTCTATGGAACCCTCTAGTGTCGTGAAACGTTTGGATATAGCCGTTAGCATTTGGGTTAACGGCTTCCGGCGGTTGTTCATGTTCTCTACGGTCTTCTTTGACTTCGCAAGGTATTCTTGTACCGCAGTGTCGATCTCGTCCGTGCCGATACCTCCATTTCCCTCAATCGTGTCCAAGAGGGTTTTCCCTGCGTTCGTGCAAGCTGAGACCGACGCCTCATTGCGGGCGAGAATATCCGGGGCTGTCTGTAAGATGCTAATGACCTCGTTAGCCTTGAAAGGTAAATTGTTATTCTGTGTATCCATGTCGATAAAATTTTGAATGTTGATATTGAACTCTTAAAATCCGGCTTCTTCATCTTCTTGTGATATTTGGGCTGTTATACCAGATACGGGTATCGGTTCCGCTTGCGGTTGCTCTCCGAATCCTTGTAAAGGATTTTCCGATTGGGGCTGGAGGGCTTGCGGTTGCTGTCCGGCTTGATTGGGCTGGATAACGGTTGTTTCTTCCAGTCCGTAGTCGATCTCTTGCGGTTCCTCCTGTGTCTCGAATGAGGAGAACTGTCCCGTGCGTACCTTGGGATATCCGTCGAAAGCGTGCTTGATAAGCTTGCTTTCCAAGAATCCCGGATCAATACCTCCTTCGCTAGAGGTATAAAGGGCATTGGCCTTCCCTTCTTTCTGCCGGGTTTGCGGGTTCCATTTCTGGTTGTTCTTAAAGCTGTACACTTCCAATCGCTTGATATCGCCTTCCATCATCCAGTGCCAGTCCACGGTACCGTCGGAGCGTACGATACGTAAGAAACCACCTATCACCTTGTTGGACTTTCGGGGGCATGCCGCTTGGTAGGTCACGGTCTTTACGCCGTCGATCAACCCGGGGGAGAAGGTATCGCCCTCATAGCAAACCACGGGATTATCCACGTAACGGACTTGTCCGGCACGTTGCCGCATGACTAACTCGCCATATCCGGTGATGGAGAGATAAGCACGTAGTTCGTAGATATCGCTACCGTTGTTATCCTTATAGCCGGTCTTCGTGCTACGGGGAAGAATATAACAGTGCGGTCGTCCTGTCGGGTCAAGTGACAGGCCGTTGACCGCTATGTCCAAAAAGCATCCATAGAGGGATAACGGTGTGCATTTTTGCAGTTCCGGCTTGTCTTGTAAGATCTTCCGGAAGTTGAATTTCTCTTTCTCGTAGATTTGCGCTCCTTGGGCGGTACCCCAGATTGCGTTATACATTTGGATGAACTTTTGTTCTACCCTGTTATCTTCCGCTATCATGAGCGGGTCTAGCTGATTCAACTCAGCTACTTTGATCTGAATTAGATTCGACATGATGTTATGTTTTTAAATATTAGTTACCAATGTTTAGCTATCATGTAAGCCATTGCCGCACATCCGGACGTCGTGATGATATGCAGGAAATGTCCTAGGCAAATAGCCACGATTCCAAGTATGGCGAGCGTTCCGAAAAGGATGTAAAATCCCCACCTCACCGCTTGGGCGAGTTTCCAGTAATCTGTTTTCATACGTCAATGATTTATTAGCAATGCGGTTTACCGTCCGTGAAATAGCGAGTTGGATGGGTATCGTAAACTTCCTTTTGCAACGCCTTGCCAAGGTGCCTTGCTATGTTAATGATTCATTTAATAGTCGTATGGATTCAGGGCGCACTTATACAGGTTTTCCAGCCTGTACTCGATTTTGCCCGGTCGCTTATAACGTTGTAGCCTACCTTCCGAGACCCATCTTTCCACGTTCTTCCTCCCGAAACGGAGGTGCGCTTCCTTTTGCCCGATAAATTCCCGGATACCCGCTTGCATCCTTGTGATTTGCCAAGCAAGGTATTCGATCTCGATCTTTCGTAAAGAAGGTATGCTTTGATAGGTGTTTTCGGTTGGCATGATTATTCGCCCTTAAATAGATTCTTTTCGTTCGCGTATCGCATGAACTCCGCCATGGAGTGTATCGAGAGTTTCCGGAAAACGTTCTTCCGGTGGTTCTTTACGGTGTGGGACGAGATGAAAAGCGTTTCCGCGATCTCTTCGTCTTTCTTGCCATAGTAGCAAAGCTCCATCACCCGAAGCTGGCTGTCTGATAATGTACTGTTGAACTTCGGTTCACAGATTTTCTTAAACCCGTCACACTCTCCTCGTAGAGGGCAGCCGACAAACTCGAATTTGAAATTCCAGTTCTCATCCACGTCTATCATGTTATCGTACAACCCGAAGTTGCATTTGATAAACCTACGTACAGCCAAGAAATCCCGGTAGCATTTATTCCCGTCGTAGCGGGCGTAATACTTGCGGAGTGCTGCATAAGCCTCCGGATAGAACTCTTCCAAAATCTCAAGGAAACTTTGAATGAAATCCGTATCGGACTCTTTCAGTTGGCGTTCCGGCTGTCCCTGCTCTTTGATAGTTACTTCGCCGGAGGGGGTGGTATAGAATTCTATTGCGCGCATACCTTATCCTCCTTTGGGAATAACTCACAGGCAGGAATGCCAAGTTCTCTTTCTATCACTTCTTGGGCTAACGCATCCGGTTGGTAGACTCCCGCTACCCAACATCTGACGGCCGATTCAGATCGTTTGGTAATGGTGGCTATCTTTTGGATGAAAGCCTTCTTAGGCGGCGTGTTGTCCATGGAGAAGTAGATCTCTCTGAACGAACGAGCGCCAGTCTCATGACCTTGTAGGTTTAATTTTTCCATTTTTGCCTCCTTACATTATTATATATATTCTGTACTTTATATTTTCGCAACTACTATTAATCAATGCAGGTGCAAATATGGAATAAACTTGTGAAATATACAAGTATATTTGCGAAAATCTAAATAAAAACTTATGTTTTTCGCAAGTTGTCGTGTAGATATTGTGCGTAACTTCATAAGTATGAATGTAATAGATAACATATTTAAGATAATGGCTCAAAAGGGTATCAAACAACGAACGTTGGCTGATGCTATGGGTATTGATGAGTCCCAAATTTCTGTAATGAAAAGGGGAAATCGCGATTTGAAGATTTCCGAAGTTGAGAATATCGCAAGTTGCTTGGGTGTTTCTATAACAGACTTGTTCACTTGGCCAGAGCGATATGTGCCGGAGCAATCTGCCGGAGAAAAAGGCTTAACTACCCCAAAAGTTATACTGCAATTGGAGTTGGAAGATAGTGATGTGAAAGCTGATGTGATAAAGTTAGCGTTTGGGGATAGGGTGTTAGAAATAAAGAATAGATAGTAATGAAATGGATTTATATAATTGGCTGTATATTAATAGCCATTATTTTCTATGTATTAGGAAATATTGTTCCATACAAAATATTTATTCCAAGCATAGACTGGAGTAAGAATATCTCATCTGGTGAATATTATTACTATTTTATTACAACTTTAGGAACAATAGCTACTGCTGCTGCTGTTTTTGTTGCTTTGTTTGGAGAAAAAATAAAGCAATATATTTCATATCCTAAATTTAAAATTAAACTTCATTCAGATGATATATTGGCAGAGAGGTCTTGTCAAAAATCAAGTAAATATTATAATTATTTGGAAGTTCATAATAAGGGAAATGTATGTGCTCAAAAATGTGAATTGTTTTTAGAAAAAATAGCATCGAAAATAGATGAAGAAATGAAACCTTGTATACATTTTGAAGGATGTGAACAAGCTTACTGGGATTGCGATAAAAAGCAGAAGAGAGTTATAATTCCAAATTCGGGATATAGAATACATCAATTATTTAGTATTGGCCCAAATCAAGATGTTTCAGCTCCAAATGGAGAAGGGACATTATCTAATATCCTTTTAAATATATCAGGAAAGGATATCGCTTATCCTTCCCAATCAAATCACACAATCTATACTATTGATTATTTACTCTATTCTGTATCATGTAAACCATATAGATTTACAGTTGAAATTCGATGGGATGGCAAGTGGGAGGATTTGAAAGATGATATGAGTCAACATATTAAAACAACTATCAAATAATATATCTCTATGAATAAGAATGTAATATTGATTGTGTTCGATGATAATATTGATAATCAAAAGCTTTTACAAGATCGCATAAGAGCAATTGATGATAGTTATATTTGCTTTGATAATTGTGGTATTATAAGTACGATATTATCTCCTAAGGAAGTTTACTTAAGATTATCACGAGATGAATTTTCGGAAGCGCATATTGCTTGTTTTATCTTGGATCTTGGATTTGAAAGATATTGGGGTATGATGCCTACTTCTCTTTGGAGATATTTGGAGCAAAATATGTCTTTTGGCAATTATTCATGTGAAGAAGAAGTGAATAAACTTAATAAAGAACTTATAGAAATGCAAAAACAACTAAGTGAGTCAAAAGTTGAATATAGAAGAATAGAAAATGATTTTCGTAATCTTCAAGGAAGCTATAGATTGGTATGTCAACAGAAGTCTGCTTTGGAACAAGAAGTATCTTTATTAAGACATGATTCAGAAAAATAGTTGTAAGTTTTTTCAGTTAGTTCTCTGGTTTAGGGTTTGCTCCATACGCAGTGAATTAAACGAAAATGCAGGTTTGATGCTGTAACTAAAAAGGATCCTGATAACTTTAGCAATAAAGGATAAGTTTCTTGATTAATGTTGGCTTATGCTTTTACAAGGAAGTAATAATTGAAAATTTTTAATTATGGAACTAAAGGATTTTGTTCGGGACACGCTACTTGACATTGTGCAAGGGGTGAAAGAGGCGCAAGATGTATGTAGTGTTAAAGGGGCGATTATAAGCCCAAGAAATGTTCAAATGATTACACCTAAGGCTAATATTGAAGGTAAAGTGCATTATGTTCAAATGGTTGAATTCCAAGTTGTACTGGGAGAGGAGCAAAATGAAAAATCGGATGTTTCCGGAAAAGGCTCTATATCCGCAGTGCTGGCTCATGTTGGCATAGACATAGGAATGTCCAAGAAAATAGAGGAAGGTAATAATAATCAGACTGTTATTAAATTCTCAGTACCTGTTATATTACCTTCGATAGATAACAAAGAATTTGAAATACGCAGGGTTGCTCATAGTCGCTAAGTATCAGATTCTTGTAAATTTCCATATCGATATTTGCCAGTCAAGATAAAGATTACAACGCTCTGTATAAATATGGCATCGTCGTCGAAGTCGGTATGTAAAGTATCTTTCAAAAACATCTTTACTAATTTGTATCGGATGTAAACGGAAATAATTTTTTTGATCATGGTGATAAGTATTAAATGTTTGTCATTCTAAAATATAAAAAGCTAGTTCTGTTTTCAATGGATTGTGAAGCTGCATGTGGTTGCGGATGTGATATTGTAGGCTTATGCTTTCACAAGGTAGTAGTAATTGAATTATAAATTGTAGATTTATGAAAATAGTTAGTGTACTTCGTTTTGATAAAGAAGATAAAATTTACCGAGTGTATAATCCTTCTAAGAATGCTCTTTGTATGGAACAGCTTCCAAGGATAGGAGAAAAGCTTGTTTTTGATATTGAAGGCGTTTCACATATAGCGGAAGTTATAGACGTTCATTATTCTATTTCAGATGGAAATGTCGATATAATAATAGGTAAAGAACGTCTATATACTGATTATAAAATAGAACTTGATGCTTTGGGAGCTCTGGCTTTCAAAACGCAGTTGAAATAATATTCATCTGCGTATGGTTTGAGTTCTTCAAGCTGTTTCTTTGTGAGATACAGTCCTGCGAAAGGAGGTTGTTTGCCTTCTTTCACTTGTCGCATTGCATTAGATACGGCTTTTCGAATTTTAATTTGTTGAATCTGTTTATCGAACATAGTTTTTAGTTTAAAATATAATTACATGGAAGATAAAGACAAAATAATAGCCTCACTCCGGAAACAGCTCAAAGATGCTATTAGCCGGTGTAATGCCTTGGAGCAGGAAAATGCTCTACTGTCATACCAACTAGAGAAGAGGGAAAAGGAATGTCCGGAATCACGTTAAGGATAGACAAAGGCAAGTCTCCCGTTTTTACCGAGATCATGAGTCTGCTTCAAGCTTTCCCCGGATTAAAGGAATGCAAGAGGCATTATTCGGTAAGGCTGACGGAAGAGGATGTTTTCAGGTTCCGGAATGAGCTGGAGCGGATCATGCGACTCTTGCCTCATTTGGGCGAAAAGGAATGGTTCGAAATTCCGAGGTATGGGACGGAACGAATGGGCTACTGGATGATAGACCTGCATCAAAAAAGACGACTATAAATGTCGTTTTTACTATGTATTTACAGTATCTGTTGTAACAAATTGATAATCAAATTGTATTATCCGCACTCGAAATGCGGTGAGCGGGTAACCGCTCCCTGGGTTCGAATCCCAGTCTTTCC